TTTTAATACTGTTATAAATGTTGGTCCAACAGATCAAAATCATATTATAATAGATGGTACAACTGGTCCTAATTCGCCTTCTATTTCTTCATCAACTTATAGTGATGGCGCAGGCACTGGTTGGATAATTAATAAAGATGGTGATGCGGTATTTAATAATATAACCGCGCGTGGAGCTATAAAAACTGCTGTATTTGAATATGCAGAAATACAAGCAGTTGGTGGTATGTTTATTTTTAGACCATCAAGTACAATTAAATCAGCTCGAATTGATGGAAATGATTTAATTGTGACGGTCGATAAACCATTGTTGTTTGAAAAAGTTTCATATAATCAAAAAACTAATTTTAATGCTGGAGATAATCCTAAAGCACTTGGTTTATATGAAAGGGCTACATATGGTGGATATAAACTTACAGAACATACATCAGTTAATGCTGAGACAGAATATTTTATAAAAAGTGAGTTAAGTACTGGTGGTTGGTGTAAAATTAGTAATTATACCTATGATGGAATAGCAACTGATCCAACAATACAAAATGTTTTACAAAATAATGGATTAACTCATGTATATCGAGTTTCAAATATTAACAGTCTAAATAAAGAAATTACATTAGAAAACGCTGCGAAACCTCCAGAGGATAATGAACAAAAAAGTTTTGTTTATGCAATTAAACAAGAGAATCAAACTATTGATGATGTTTTAGCTAGTTTAGAAGGCGGCGCGCTTATTGATATGGGTCATGAGAATGGCTTATCAAATTATGGAATTGGAATTAATAGTTCTGATAATACTGTTAACTTACCAGCTCGCGCGATTAGTTTATTTGAAACAATTATTAATAGAAATAATAATATTTTAAGAGTATCTTATGATTATAGAGGTGTTTTAGGTACTTTACCAGTTTTAGAATATAGTGGTGAAAGTCCTAAAGTTAATGAAATATATCATAATAATTTAGAGGGTACTCAAGGTATATATACAGATAATATGTATATTGGTAATTCAGACCAATATATAACTTTTTATTCATCTTGGGATAATCGTAATGATAAACATTTAAGAATTAATACTAAAGAATTAACTTTAAAAGCTGGAACTTTTAGTGCAAGAGCTGTTGATAATAAACAAAATTTTGTTTATTTATCGAGTGAAGATTATGCTAAAGATGTAGTAAATGGTATTGCTATAAATAATAGCGATACAAAAGCAGATTGGCGTTTAATAGTAGGTAATAAATTTGGTGTAGATAAAGCCGGTAATTTATATGCTAGCAATGCTACAATTGAAGGTCATATTCAAGCTACTTCAGGAAGTTTTGGAAGTATTCAATATGATGGTACTAATACTACAATACCAGAAGGAGCAATTACTGGATTAACAGATAAACTTAATACTATATCTAATGAAGCTAGTCTTAAAGGTTATACTTTACATGTTGAAACTATTTATCCAGATTATCCTTCTGATGATATTGATGAACCAGATTATGTAATATTAACAGCGCATATATATTATGCAAATAGAGATATTACTACAAGTTGTGATCCAAATTTATTTATTTGGCAATTAAAAAATGAAGAACAAATTGAAACTTTAACTCCGAATGTAGAAGGAAATCCTTATAGTGTAAAATATAATAGAAATTTAGCAGGTTATGGTACAACTATAATATGTAATTTCGCAATAGATGAAGAAGTATTATTAACTACTCCAGATCATTTTGCACTTGAAACACCAGATGGATTTTTATTAACAGCACGAGTATAGAGAGGAGAGATTATGGCACTACCTGAACAAAGTATAGCCATGGGCTATTTAGAAAGAGAAACCGCTTCTACTTTAGTAGATAGTAAGCGGTTTGTAATGTTTGATGAAAATAAAAGTAAATCTGCTTCGTTAGAAGATATAAAAGATCATATCCTTGGAGATATGGTGGGTACAATTGAACAACAGAATTCATTAATTCAAACAATAAACTCGCAACTTGGTACTTTTGCTGATGAATTAGAAGTTGATGATGAAGGGCTAGTTTGGTTACTGAATCAAGGTGAACGTATAGCTGGCCCTTACGGTCCTTTCGCTGGTGGCGGAGGTGGCGGAGGCGGAGGTGGCAGTTCTAATAATGCTATTCTTTCGCTGATGAATACTTCAGGCTGGTTATCGACCACTATTGCAGAAGGCGCGAATTGTCCAATTACTTTTGCATGGTCATCTACAGAAGATGATATACCTACAGGTAATGGTATTTTAGTTGTTAGAGTTAATGGTTCTATTCGTGTGAATAGAAGTATTGCGCAGGGTGAAATTAGTATAGATATAAGTGAATATCTTACTTCTGGTACAAACTCTGTACGAATTACTGTTTCTGATGTATATAGTAATAATAAGTCTATTAATTATACGATTTCAATGATAACTTTATCAATTAAATCAAATTTTGATTCATCAATTCCACAAACTGGTTCATTTACTTTTAGTTATACTCCAATTGGTAGTATACAAAAAACGGTTTATTTTTTATTAGATGGAGTTGAAGTTGGTAGAGAAGAAACTAGTTATTCAAATAGACAATTAAGTTATACTATTCCTGCACGAAGTCATGGTGCGCATTCTTTATTAGTATATTTTGAATCAGAAGTTAATGGTAACATAATTAGATCTAATGAATTATATTATGATATAATTTATGTAGAATCTGGAGTATTAACTCCTATAGTTGCTTCTAGTTTTAGAGAAACTACTACAGAGCAATATACAGTCCTTAAGATACCTTATACGATTTATAATCCTAGTAACTTAATTAGTGAAGCAAAGCTGTATGTAAATGATAGCCTATATTCTACACAATATGTTAATAGAGATGAGCAAATTTGGTCTTATAGAGCAGATACGGTTGGTTCTCTTACTTTAAAAATACAAAGTGGTTTAATTTACAAAGAATTTAATCTTATAGTTACAGAAAGTGCAGTTATTGCGGAAGTAACTACACAAGATATGGTTTTAGGTCTACAATCAGTAGGTCGTAGTAATGCAGAAGAAAATCCGGGGACTTGGATTTATGAAAGCACTGATAAACCAACAATAAGATGTCAATTTTCAAATTTTAATTATGTATCTAATGGCTGGGTACTTGATGATGATGGTAATACTGTTTTAAGAATTAATGGTAATGCACGATTAACTATTCCATATAAGCCTTTTGCTGAAGATTTTACATCTACTGGTAAAACAATTGAAATTGATTTTGCTACTAGAGATGTATTAAATTATGATGCAGTTATTATGTCTTGTATGAGTGGAGATAGAGGATTTTCATTAACTACTCAGAAAGCTACGCTTAAATCTGAACAATCAGAGGTAAATACTCAATATAAAGAAGATGAACATGTTAGAATTAGTTTTGTTGTAGAAAAACGTTCTGAGCGGTATCCTTTATTTTATATTTATATTAATGGTATTATGAGTGGTGTTGTTCAATATCCTGCTAATGATAACTTTTCCCAAACAACACCAGTAAATATAACAGTTGGTACTAATGATTGTACTACAGATATTTATTGTATTCGTATATATGATAATAATTTAAATAGAAATCAAATTTTAGATAACTGGATTGCAGATACTCAGAATGTTGCTTTAATGTTGCAGCGTTATGAGCATAATAATGTATATGATGAATATGGTTCAATTGTTGTTGAAAAATTACCAAATGATTTACCATATATGATTTTATCTGGACCAGAACTTCCTCAAAAGAAAAAAGATGCAAAAAATTGTGACGGAACATTTGTGGATCCATCTAATCCATCCAAATCTTTTAGTTTTACTGGAGCTTCTGTAGATGTACAAGGTACTTCATCACAATTCTATGCTCGTAAAAATTATAAAATTAAATTTAGTGGTGGATTTGACATGACTCAATCTGGAGAGCATGTTACTAAATATGATATAAATAATGGTATTCCTACAAAAACATTTACTTTTAAGGCTGACGTTGCATCATCTGAAGGTGCCAACAATGTTGAATTAGTAAGACTATATAATAATGCTTGTCCATATAAAACTCCACCGCAATTAACCAATGATAAAATACGTCAAGGAATTGATGGTTTTCCAATTGTTATGTTTTGGGATAATGGAGAAACTGTTTCTTTCTTGGGGAAATATAATTGGAATAATGATAAGGGTACAGAAGAGGTATTTGGATTTGTCGAAGGAGATGAATCTTGGGAAACTTTAAATAACTCAGGTGGTTATGCATTATGGAAAAATGCAGATTTTACGACTACTTATATTGATGATGATGGTAATACTCAATATTATTGGCTTTCTGATTTTGAAGCAAGATATCCAGATACAAAACCGGTATATACAGACTCTACTCAATTGGCGGCCTTAGCATCATGGTTAGTTACAACTAATCAAGAAACTGCCACTGGTGCAACCTTATCTCAACCATATACAGATGATAAAGGAGTAGTACATACAGTAGATAATGCGGCCTATCGTTTAGCTAAGTTTCATACCGAAGCAGGCGATCATTTTGAAATGGAATCTGTGTTATTTATGTATTTATTTACAGAATTATTCTTATTAGTTGACTCGCGCGCGAAGAATGCTTTTCCATCGTTTTTAAGTGGAGATAAATGGTGTTTTTTACCATATGATATGGATACTGCTTTGGGTATTGATAACCGTGGTGCATTAACATTTGGTTATTCTTTAGAAGATATTGACTATATTGGTACTATGCCAGTATTTAATGGA